TGGTACTAAGAAGTTTGCACCGCAATTTAGTTTTAATAGTGTTCAAGATTTAGCAAACTTAGGAGACTTAATTCCTCTTGTTTTTACTAATCGCCAACTAATAAATGGTATTTTTTACGGAGGTATTCGTGTTAATTCACAGCTTCTTTGGTCACAAATGGTTAGCTTGGGCAGCTATCAACAATTAAAAATACTTGCCTTATTTTCTTTAGGTGAAATAGCTAGAAGACCAGATTTAAAAGGTTATGCAATAGGAGATTTGTTACTAGAAAACTACCATGCAGATAAAATTTATAAGCTTAATTATTCAAATGATGGATATGGACACTCAGGAGAAAATATTCCTTTTTTAATAGATGGTGGGATTATTCCCAATAATATTTTTAAAGTTGATGATAAAAGACATTTCTCTGGAACAAGAAATCCAACAACACAGGCAACATTTGGATTAAGCAATCCAATGCCTAATGCTACTGTTTATAAATTGCCTTATCAATTAGTTAGAACCCCTAGCAATACAGACACAGATGAGTACAGACCAGCAGGAAGAATAACGTACAAGAAGAGAAGGAAACTCCTTGGTGCGTGGCCTATGAGAGCAGGATTTGTTAATTCTGGATCTGCTCTTCAACAAAAAGGTGAGGCTGATGCAACTGTTGGCGGTTTCTTGACATATCAGATAATAGGTAGCGGAAGTTTTGGTTTGTACGAGGGTATTGGGTATCAGCAAGATAGTACTGATATAAGGCTAACAATGGACCCTCATGGAGTTGAAGATATTAACTCTGCGACTAAAACAGTTAGAGAGGCTACTGATTCATATCTTGCAATAGGTGAACAATATATGGCTGGATCAACTTTAGTAACTTGCGAGCAAATAGTGGAAGATAATTTGCCTGTAAATGGAAGACCTTGGGATGGAACAAAAATTAGATCAGCTAGTTTTAAAGTATTAGAAACGGGAAGATATGAATCTGTTGATGATTCTATTCATGGATTAGGATTGCATGTCAGGAACCCTTATTGGGATAGGGATGGAGACTTTTTTACAGTAAGACCTGGACGATTAGATAGAGACGATCATTTTTATTATGAACAGAATTTCACTGACCTATACAATCCACATAGTCGGTATGCACTCCAGAAAGCTACTTTAGGAACTATTTCTAATAACAGAAAATGTCATATTACAGAAATAGGAATTAAGTCAAAAGTATTTAAAGAAATTCAATTTGCAAATGTAAATAGTAAACCAACAGAAGAAAAAATTTATGAAATTTATGATCATAATTCTTCCCTTACATTAGGTAATATAAATAAATTTATTACTAGATATAGTTTCTTTAAGTTACAAGCTAGGAAAGTTGGGAAAGACACTTGGAACTGGTTAAAGCCTAGTACAAATACTAATATTCATACTGGTTTGTTTTGTGTAAGAGGTAATACTCCAGAATTTCAATATAACTATATAAGAATAGATCAGCCAACTTTAGATCAATACGAATATAGATTTTTTCCTTGGCCTGGTGCTGCTGTTGTTAAAGAAGTAGAAGCTTACGAAGCAAGAGAAAGACACAATCCTGTTAACGCTATTGTTTTAAATTCCAATGGTGCAAGGACACCAGGATCTATAGATAAATTTACTTGTACTGTAAATGGAGAAAATTTTGTTGTTCAATTTGCAGGAGATAAAAACTATGTGCTGACTAAACAAAAACTAAGCAATATCGAATGGAATTTAGGTTCACCAGACAAAGTAAAAGTAGGGAACGCTTACTATCAAGTCACTGGGTTTCAAACAACTCACGATGGAAGTAGAGATGATTATTCAATAAGCAATTTACCAATAGCAAGACCAGTTGTAAGAATATTTACTAATAAACTTTTCATGCCTAACACTGGTGCAAATCATACCCTTATTGTTGGACATAAGAATCATCCTGCTGCTGGTTTTACCCAGTATTCCTTATACATTAATAAAGCTGACGTAACTCCAAATATTCAAGGTCTTGATGGCCCTGCATGGGCTAATCATCAAGTAAAAGCACCAGGCGATACTAGCTCTGTTGAATTTCACTACACGACACTAGATGGTAGAGGAGGAAAATTCACGTTAGGTACTCATCAATCAAATACAAGTAACGGAAATCCTATTTACGGAGTTAATAAAGATGAGCAGACAGCATTAACAGCAACTCCTTCTTTCCAAGGAGAAGTAAATGTTCAAACACTTCCTGGTGATGGTGGTTCAGGTTTAAAAGCTGATGTTGTTGTTTATTCTCTTGGTGTTGAGTGGTATGCAGAATGGTCATTAAGTGATGTAGGACAAAACTATTCAAATAATCAAACTGTTTATATAGATAAAGACGATATTAATCTTCCTTCTGGTGCTGAAGACATACGGTTTAATGTTGATGTTAATACGTCTTCTTCTGGTCTTTATAGCGAGGAAATTGGATCTGCTGAATTAAATCCTTACGATGCTGCTTCTGATTTTTGGAAATATGAAGGAGATAGATCGAGTCATTTAGACGGACCAGAACATCAGATTACATACTGTAACGAAATTGTAGAAACAAAAGAGACTAGAGGAGAAGACGAACCAGCAACTTATGAAAAACTAGCTTACGCAGGATTAAGGATTAATAGTTCAAAAGAATGGACAAACTTCAGTCAGTTTTCTGCTTACTTTAAAGAAGGAGTAAAGGTTAAAAGTTTGATAGATGGAACTCGAAAGGCAACAAGTTTATTTCCTGAAATTGCTTATGCCTTGTTAACAGATAAAACGTTAGGAGCTGGAGCAGTTATTAGTGAATCTTCTGTTGATGATGTAAACATGACAGTTGCAGCAAAATTCTGTAAGGCAAATAACCTTTTCTGGGACGGAATGGTTGCGGATCGAGTAAATCTAAGAGAATTTATTTATCAACAAGCTCTTTACTGTTTATTAGATTTTACGATTATTGGAGGCAAATTTAGCTTATATCCTGCTGTTCCTTTTGATCCTAATACGTTTGAAATTGACTTAGATGGGCCACATTCAAAACCGAAAATCAAAGCAATGTTTACTGATGGAAATATCAGCGATTTAAATGTTTCTTTCTTATCTCCAGAAGACAGACAAGCTTTCAAAGCAAATGTTCTTTATCGTCAAGAACAAGAAAATGGATTTCCTGAAAGAAAATCTGCTGTTATTCAATTAGCTGAAGAAAAAGATGCCAATGGAAATGTTTTAGTTTCACATGTAGACGATCCATTAGAGACTTTTGATTTAAGTGGCTTTTGTACTAGCCGTGCAGCAGCAGTTCTGTTTGCAAAATACACATTAGTTTTAAGAAAACACTTAGATCACACCGTAAGTTTTAAGACAGCTCCTCATTACATCAATGGAGTTAGACCTGGCGATTACATCAGAGTATTTTCAACAACACAACACGTTCAAAGGTTTAATAATGGTGCAATTCTTGATGATGGAACTGTCGTAAGTAAAGACACCATTAGCGGAAGCAAAACTTTTTATTATTGGAATCCGTCAACAATAGTGGCTGGCGAAATAATGCCAGTAACAGAAGCTTCTGCAAATTTCTCAAGTCCATTACCTTCTCCATACAGAGGATCATTATTTACGATTAAAGAAGAAGAAGCATCAGATCAGTGCTACAAAGTAGAAAGTATTACTTTCGGAGATGATGGCCTTGTGGAATTAACTGGTTCGTACGCAGAATTAACAGCAGACGGTAAACTAGCAATGTTACAAAATTGGTCTAATTCAAATACTTTGATCTTTACTGAAGGGGATTAATGGCAACTGCAAGAGCTTTTCCAAGCATTAAACCAACTTCCAGAAGTTACACACCTGGAAATTATCCAAGTACAAACTTTGAATCTTTGGATGGCACGAAAACACATATTCGTTATGGAAATAAAAGAGTTAATGCAACCTTGAGCCTTGGTTTTTCAAATATTACTGATGCTGATGCTGCTTTGATTTTGGCTAATTATGAAGATGTAAATTCTGATTGGGATTATGTGACTTTTGCTTCTGCAAGTGGAACAGCAGGGGTAGGTAGCACAAGCCTTTCTAATTATTTTAAAGAGTCTGGATCAGGGTTAAAGTGGCGTTATTCTGGGCCTCCTTCTGTTACAAGTACCTTTAAAGGTTTGAGCAATGTAAGCTGTAGTTTTGTTGCTTGCCTAGATGCCCCTTAGAATAAACACAACGTTTTGATTTTTTAGGTCGTGGCTTTTTATAGCGGAAAGGATGGACAGCTTTTTATTGACGGCAATAAAGCCGCCAAGGTTCAATCTTGGTCTTTTTCCAGTTCACAAGCTGTTCTTGAAACAACTTCTTTAGAAGACACTGATAGGACAATTGTTCAAGGTGTAAGAAGCTATAGCGGTAGTGCAAGATTGTTTTACTATCAAGCTTCTGCTGGATCTGGTGGAGATGTTACAGACTTGATTAATAAATGTATTAAAGCTGGAAGTGGAGCTGGTGACGGAACGGCTGCTGATTCTAGTGCTGCAACTTTAAAACTTAAAATTGTTGACGGTTCTGCTAATGGTCGTTTTATTACTTTCTCTACTTTGATTACTGGAATATCAATGAACAGTGCTGTTGGTGAAGTTTTAAGTGCTGATATTAGTTGGGAATCAAATGGAGCACCTACAGAAGTATCTATCTAAATCATGGGTGTTTATTTTGGGCAATCGGGTGAAATAGCCCTTAAAAGAGATGCGCTTCAATCTGCTTTGCAGACGAAGTTAGATCCTTTTGATGTAAACACTTCAACGAAAAGATTCAGTGTTGACCATAGCTCTGGATCGTTACTTACAGGAGATGAAGTTGAAATAGAAACGGTTGATGGTTCAAACCTTGAACTTGTTAACGGTCATAATTATCCAGATGGAAAATGGTTTATAAATGTTGATCCTGTTGGTGGTTTAAGACTTTTTGATTCTTTTGCAAAAGCAATTGAAGGATTGACCTCTAACGCTTTAGCTCTTGTTGCTCCTAGTACTGCAAAAGATATTACGATTAAAACTAGAAATGAAAGGTATAGGCACGTTGCTAATGTTCGAGATTTTGAAATGACAACGAGTAGAGAGCAAGTTGATTTAACAAATCTTGGAGATGAATTTAGAAATCAATATGAGGCTGGTTTAATTAGTGGCCAAGGCTCCATGACTTGTATTTGGGAGCATCGTTATTACGATTCAGATAGAGAAAATGAATATGGAGCTGAGTCTGAGTTTGCGTTTTATTTGGCTCAACTAATTGTTAGAACACAACAAGGTTCAGATTTCGATGGTTTATTTTATCTTTATCGTGATTCAAATAATAAAAAGAACAGTGTTTACTATGAGGCTAACTGCATCATTACTAATGTTGCTGTAAGTGTTAATGCTGCTGAAGTTATAGATACAAGAATTGAATTTGTAACTAATGGAGTTATTCGTTTAAAGACTGGTGATACTGCTGGTTACATCCTTCAGGAGGACTCAGATAAGGTTCTTCAAGAAAATCAAAGTCCCATATTGCAGGAACAGGTTTAAACTATTGCTAATGGTTTTTAGATAGTAGTCAATGGCTGATCTTCAGATAAGTGCTTTACCCGCCCTTGGTGAAGCTGGTATTCAAGCAACTGATGTATTAGCCCTAGCGGATCTCAGTGCTACCGAGACAAAAAAAGTAACTGTAAAAGACTTAGTAGCTGCTGCTGTAGCACTTTTAGATTCTGGAGATATTCCTGCTGCCAAGGTTGCTACTCCCTTTGCTACTGATGCCGTAGCGACAGCAACAATTCAGAATTTAGCTGTAACTGCTGGAAAGATTGCAAACGGAACAATAACTGCAACTCAGATAGCAAACACAACGATAACTGGAGGAAAGTTAGTTAACGATACTGTTACTGCAACACAGATAGCTGCAAATGCTATTGGGTCTTCTGAGCTTGCTGATGATGCTGTAGATACTGCTGCTATTGCCAATCTTGCTGTTAATAATGCAAAAATTGCTGATACAACAATCAGCTATCAAAAATTAAATCTAGCCTCTGGAGATATACATGGGTCAAAACTTACAAGTGCAAGTGTTACATCAGCTCAATTAGCAACAAACTCTGTTACTGCTACAGAACTTGCTGACAATGCTGTTGATTCAAATGCAATTCTTAATGGGGCAGTAACAGGAACGAAAATTGCAAGCAATACTATCGCTGCTGGAAATATTGTTAATAACACGATTACAAATGCTCAAATAGCAAATCTGACAATTGGAACAGATCAGATAGCAGATAACGCTATAACAACCGCCAAGCTCTCAGGAACAATTGAAGCTGGAACTCTTGCTGATGGTGCTGTTACAACTGCAAAACTTGATAATGATGCTGTTGATAGTACAAAACTTGCTGCAAACGCTGTTGATGCAAATGCTTTAGCTGATAATGCTGTTGATGCTGGAGCCATAGAAAGTAATGCCGTTATAGAGGCAAAGATCGCTGCAAACGCTGTAACTAATGCGAAGATTGCTGACGGAACAATTACTGCCGCAAAATTCAATACTTCTAATCTGGATCGTTCATTAAACGTAGCTAGTGGCAATCTTGGAATTAATAACGTAATCACTGCTGCTACACGATCTGGATTTACATATAACGCCCAAGGCTTGATCACTGGAACGGTAGCTCTTGCTGCTGCTGATTTACCTGTTGCTACTACTTCTGCTGTTGGTGGTGTTTCTGTTGGTACTGGTTTAGCGGTTAACGGAGCTGGTGCGTTATCTCTGTCAAATAGCGTAACTGGTGCAACTGTTTCTGGAATCACGTTCTCAAATACTGGTCAAATCACTGCTGCCACGGCTTTAGTAGCCAGCGACCTCCCAGTATCAACAACAAGTGCCAAAGGTGCAGTTCAAATCACATCTGGAGGAGGATTAACTGTTGATGGCTCAGGTAATTTATCGACTTCAACAAGTGGAATTAGTGCTGGAACATATCAATCAATCACTGTAAATAATAAAGGTGTAGCAACAGCAGGTTCAGCATTAACGGCTGCTTTGATTCCTGATCT